GGGGCTTTCACTGCTGGTGAAACAATTACCGGGTCAAGCAGCGCAGCCAGTACAACTATCAGTTCTGATCCGAGTTTGATAGATGTGCAATCAACGGTAAGCTTCCTGGAAGCAATAATAAGAAGGAGCAGTTCAGATATAAGTATTAATAGGATAAGCAGAGGCGATTATCTCAACACCCCGGATAAGACAACCCAAGGCCGGCCAACGCAATTTTATGTAGATCGTTTGATAACACCTACAGTGACTGTTTGGCCCTCTCCTGAGAATTCTACGGATGAACTTATATATTACCGAGTTCGACGTATCGAAGATGCAGATACCGCGATTAACACCGCGGATTTACCCTTCAGATTTCTTCCATGTCTTGTAGCAGGTTTAGCTTATTATCTAGCAATTAAGAGAGCTCCTCAGAAAATCGTAATATTAAAAGAAATTTATGAGGAGGAATTTCAAAGGGCCGCATCAGAGGACGGAGAGCGGACAGCTCTACGGCTAGTCCCAAGTTATGCTTCGCTGAGTATTTTGTAATGCCTAGGTATGCTTCAGGCAAACATGCTTTAGGTATCTCAGACCGTTCTGGGAGAGCATACAAATTAACAAACATGATTCTGGAGTGGAACGGATATCTCGTAGGCAGAGATGAATATGAGTCAAAGCAGCCTCAATTACAGCCTCGGCGTGTCCGAGCGGATCCTCAAGCATTAAGAATAAGCAGACCAGCTAGAACGGAACCAGCTGTGGAGGTTTTACTAGCTTTCGATAGTTTCAAATCAAGTGCAAGTGGTTCTGCTGTTATAACAGTTACGGAGCCTGGTCATGGTCGAAGCACCGGCGATACGGTTAGATTTAGAAGGGTAGAATCCTTTGACGGATTTACAGAAGCTGCCATAGAGAACAGTTCTGGCTTTTCTATTACCAAGGTAGATGACGATAATTACACCTTTACCTCTGGGAGTGGAACAGCCACTTCTGGTAATGTTAAAGGTGGCGGGGGATTTTCTTCTGCTGGTCCTGTAACAGTGAGCGCATAAGATGGCCTATACATTCACGACCTTAAAAACGGCTATTCAAGATTACACGCAAAATACTGAATCGACTTTTGTCAGCCAATTGTCTCGTTTTATTGTCAATGCCGAAGAACGTATTTTGAAAGAATGCCAACTGGATGTGTTCCGTAGATCTTCACAGGGATCCGCCACTTCAGGAAATCAATATTTATCCAAACCAACGGACTTTCTGGCCCAGAATTCCTTGAGTGTTATCAACTCTTCGAGTAAAGAGTTTCTGTTGTACAAACAGGTAACTGCTTTACAAGATTATACGCCAAACCCTGCAACCACAGGGACCCCCAAATACTATGCTGATTGGGACAACGATACATTTTTGTTGGCGCCCACCCCAGACGCTGTTTACACAATGGAATTACATTACTTTTATCGCCCAACGTCTATTACTACAAGTTCTGACGGGACAAGCTGGCTTGGAACCAACGCGGAACTCGGCCTTTTGTATGGTAGCCTTGTAGAGGCTTATATTTTCATGAAGGGAGAAGCTGACCTCCTTCAGGTTTACAATGGAAGATTCCAGGAAGCTCTACAATGGCTGAAGAATCTTGGTGAAGGTCTCCAGACCAGAGACCAATATCGGTACGATAGAGTTAGAAGGGATGTGGCTTGATGCTGGGCAGTGAGGGCAACGCCGGTGTTAGCGATCCCTTGGTATTTACAACGACGAACCGGGGTCATTCTCCTGAAGAAATGGCGGAGATGGCTATGAATAAAATCATGTTGGTTTCTAAAGAGGCCCCTCCTGTCATACGGGATCAGGCCCTGGCACACAGAGAAAATTTGAAGAATATACTTATATTCTATATGAATAGGATGGCACAAAGTGAGCGAACCACAATTTGGGCGTTACTAAAACAGCAAGGTCATGAGGATATGGCCGACATTATAAGGAGGCTGTAATGGCAGTTGGATCATCCGCTATGTGCGGAACTTTCAAGACAGAGGCAATGGCGGGGATCCATTTCTGGACTCCACATACAAGAACTGGATCCAGCGCAATCAGTGCGGATACGTTCAAGATTGCGATGTTTACGGATAGCTCGTCAATCAGTGCGGATACTACTGGTTACACTACCTCTAACGAAGTATCTGGAACGGCTTATACGGCAGGTGGCAATACGTTGGCTAGTGTAACACTTGCCTTGGGTGATAACGCTAGTTCAGTGCCTACTGCATATCTGGATTTTGCAGATAGTACATGGTCTACCTCTACTATTTCCAGTGCCAGAGGGGCCTTGATTTATAACAGCACTCTAAGTTCTGCTGGTACAGGATCTACGACTAATCATGCTGCTGATCCTGCGGTTGCGGTTATTAATTTTGGTGGCGATAAATCGTCCAGCGCGGGAGATTTCACCATACAGTTCCCGGCGAATGACGCTAATAACGCTATAATCAGGATCTCATAATGGCCCTTATCACTGGCTGGGATAGAAGTACCTGGAATGCGGGGGCGTGGAATAGCCCACTTCCTGTAACCGTTACGGGTGTCTCCGCAGCCAGTGCGACAGGTTCTGTTACAATCAGTCTTCCAGTTAGTATCAGCGTTACGGGTGTCTCCGCAGCAAGTGCAATTGGATCACCCTCTGTATTTGCATCTGTAACTGTTTCGCCAACGGGTGTTTCTGCCGCATCTGCCGTTGGCTCGCCTTCCATTATCACCAATTCCAATCTTTCTGTTACGGGTGTTTCGGCGGCAAGCGGCATCGGTTCCGTTCAAATAAACTTTGCGTTCAGCGTAGAGGGAGTATCTGCTGAAGGAATTGTCAATAATGCACTTGTCTGGAGTGTTATTGATACTTCTCAAACCTCGAATTTCTCTGAAATAAGTACCACACAAACGCCGGGTTGGACAGAAATAGCGGCATAGGAACAAGATTATGGCTTCATCATATACAACAAGTTTTGGCATCGAAAAGATCGGATCTGGAGAACAGTCTGGTGCATGGGGGACGACTACTAACCATAATCTGGACATTTTAGATCGTATAGCTTCTTACAAAGCTGTCGCGATAACAACAAACGCAGATACGGCCACTCTGACAGTTAGAGAAGCGTCTCCAGAATCTGGAACAGAGAATCTTCAAGATGGAATGTACCGTGTAGTTAAATTTACAGGAGCTTTAGATTCAAATTGCACGGTTACAATAGCTCCAAATACAACTGCAGCTTTCTTTATTATTATTAACGCAACCACTGACTCTGGGTCCAGTGGGCCGTATTCGATTATCCTGACCCAAGGAAGCGGTGCCAACATAACGATAGCAAACGGTAAGTCAGCGATTGTCTACATGGATGGTGCAGGTTCTGGCGCGGCAGTTATAGATGCTATATCAAACTTGGCTCTGGCAACTATAACAGCTTCTGGAGATGTTACTTCCAGCGGAACCTTTAATGTTCTGGGCGATACCGCCGCCAGTGATAAAGCTGCGATGGGGTACACTTCCGCTGAAGGGCTTATCCTGACAGGCCAAGGATCAACCAATGATGTGACGATCAAGAATGATGCGGATGCCGATGTAATAACCATAGCAACGGGCGCAACGAACGTAGACATCGTTGGAGACGTTACGGCATCTACGGTAAATGCTGACGGTGATACTGCTGCCGCTGATAATGCCGCAATGGGCTATACCGCCGCTGAAGGTCTTATCCTTACAGGCCAAGGTTCTACCAATGATGTGACGATCAAGAATGACGCGGATGCGGACGTGATAACGATAGCTACGGGTGCGACAAATGTAGACATCGTTGGAGACGTTACGGCATCTACGGTAAATGCGGATGGTGACACTGCTGCCGCTGATAATGCCGCAATGGGCTATACCGCCGCTGAAGGTCTTATTCTCACAGGTCAAGGAAGTACCAACGACGTTACGATCAAGAATGATGCTGACGCTGATGTTATCGAGATTCCCACTGGTGGCACTGATGTCACAATAGCTGGCAAACTTACTGTTGGGAAAATCTTGCTA